GCGAGCTATCCGCATCAGCGGCTCGCTTTAAGCGAAGAGATAGTAACGCCGCTGTCAAATACCGCGCAAGTCTGAGCGTAGTCTTGGGCGTGTCCCACAGCCTGTGGATAACGTCTGTGGATAACTTCATGGCTTACCGCCCCAGCCATTACCCTTAAACACGATTCCACCTAATGAGTAAACCCGCTTCATAGGGACAGTGCAGTTCGGACAGTAAGGATCTCTGGCCAGTGTGTCATCGATGGATCGCTGAACTTCTAGCTCTTTACTACACACTTCGCACCTGTATTCATAAATCGCCATTAGCTTCTCCAATTAGTGCCACTGTCATCGTCGAGCAGACGCAGCACTGGATCGTCTTTACATTATCTGGAAGATTATCTGTAATTACACGAATGAGTTGCTCTGTGTCTTTCTTGCACACTCGGCACTTAAAGCGCAGCTTGTCCATAGTTGCTCCCTTTTAGATTCTCGATCGGCTGTAGATTCTTTTGGTCTACCCACCAAGTCGGTTGCTTAGAGTTTTTATACTTAGGCCGCTTAGCCATGGCTACAGGTATCCAGCCCGCTAGTCTGTAATTTGGGCTAGTTCCCACGACTAAGACGGCGACATCTGTAGCTCTATCGCCTTCTCCGATGATGCACTGACCAGTCTCGTAACGTGTCCACTTTACTTCGATGAAGCTTCCGACATCTGCCGTCTTCTTAAATTGTGAAGACCTTGGATCGAAGTCTGTGTAACCAAGGTAGCGAGCGACCAAGATCTCGGCGACTATTGACTCGGCCACTTGCGCGACGTAATCATGGAAGCCGAGCTGTCTATCGTATCGACTAGAAGCGTCTGGGTGTCCGTTGACCTGTGCGATTCGTTCTAGAGCTACAGTGTGAGCCAAGACCTTATCTTCGATCGTGGGCTTTACCTTCATCTACAGTCACCACAGAGCCAAGTTAACTTCTCCCCGCCTTGGCCCTTGGTATAACCGAAAGCGTCGAGCTTCTTTAACTTCGAGCAGCTGTCGCACTGTTCGATCTTATACTCGGCTATAACTTCGCCATCCTGTAGAAGCTTGGCTGTCATTGATTGCGGATAGATGATCTCGATTAAGTCGCTCATACTTGCGGACTCCACTTTCCAGAGCTTGTCAAGACGTACCAGAGCGGCGAACACTGTGTCGCCTTGGTCTTTTCGACACAGAACCATCCGCCCCACGCTTTACCAGTCTTGGCTTCGCCAGTCTTAAAGATGCGATGGCCATGGCTGCACTGTGGAGCTTCTGGGATTAGTTCTCCGCCCAGCTGCTTAGCGATCTCGTCCATCGATGATCCAAGGCTAGGAATGCCGCTCTGCTCTGCTTCTTCTGCCGTCTTATAGCTTGGCACTTCGCCGAACTTCTGAGTCCAAGGGTCGTAATCGTCGGCCGTTGAGTTCGCTACCTTCGCGCTAATCGTTTCGACCTTCTCCATGTCCTGACGAGTCGGACGCTTATCCGCTCCCAGTAGTAATCCGATCGCTCTACCGATCGCCGATGTGACAGTATCCTCGACGAAGAACTTCTTCATGTTGACGTTATAAGTCGCTACGTTACCGAATGCGTAATCGGTAGCCGATGGGTTTAGATCCTCGTACTCGCGGAAGATCTGAGCTTGGATAAGGACGTAACCCTTTTCGGCGTTAAAGTCCACGACGTTCGTCTGGACTCTAGCTGTAGGGTGTGTTAACCATAGGCGGGCAATTCTGGCCGCTACGTCTTCGTAATTGTCTAAGAAGCTCATTAGCGCACTTCCCTAGATGCGTGACGTGATACAGCTCGACCGCGCTTAAAGCCTTCTCGCTGGCCTTCTTTATAACCGACTGAGTAGCTCATGGCTGCCCATAAAATCCCAGCTATTAGCATCATGACGATAATCGATAATTCATTCATTACTAGCTCCCGATACTGGGAGCGACGTTCGCGCTCCCTATGTAAAGAGTGAAGCAAGAACGCGTCTAGGTCAAGATTCCCGCTTATCTATCGGCGTGTCGATTGGTGTTTTCGGCTTGGACTTTAATCCATTACCCGCAAGTACTCCGCCGAGTGATCCAGTTAAGAAGATCGCGAGAGTCTTTAGAAGATCAATAAAGGCCGCATCGTTTGGAGCTTGATTACCGATCGGCTGCGTAACGAAGATAAGCGCGTAAGTAATTCCAAGGGTAACGATCAAGAAGACCGCCGCTAAAGTTGAGCCGATTATAAGGATGAGAGTCGCGTGGACTTCTTCTGGACTACGGCGTCGGGCTGGGCTGTGGAGCTTCTTCTCCAAGGATGTCGCTAGTACACGTTCCAGTAGGGATGCACTGTGGCTCTTGGCATTCTGGCTTCGACCAGTTCTCGTATTCTTGGCATTCATAGCGAGTCCAACCCTGATAACCACAAGCGGAAAGCCCAACCGAAAGGACTAAGGCCAGACTTCCCGCTAGTAGTTTTCGAGTCACTTCCCCTGTAACCCGAAAGCTGAATCTTTTGGATTTAGCCAGCGTAGGACTACAGGCAGAACGGCGGCAAGGCCCGCCATGCCGATCGCCTTGGGATCTGTAACTCCAGCCATGTAAACCGCAATTCCCGCAGCTAAGAAGCTACGCGCCCAGCTTGCGAGTAACGCTTTTAAGTTTTCCATCTTTCTTCTCCTTGATCTTCGGCTTCGCTGCCGATTGAGTAGGGACTTCGACGATTGGATAATCGCCAGCATAAGCCACGAACTTAGGACGTCCGAAGCCTACGATCTCTTTACCGCTTAGGTACTCCCGCTCTTTAATCATGACCATGCCGCCATTACGCTGATCGCCTGTTCCCGATGTATTACCTTCGATCGTGATAACCGTCTTAAACTTAACTTTTACGACTATTCCGATGTGGCTGATACGATCGACGCCATCGTGCGGAAAGTCCATAAATGCAAGATCGCCGACCTTCGGCTCTGCCACTACCCAGCGATTTACTTCTTTAAGCTTATGCGCTCCCGCAGCTGTAGAAACCATCGATGGAAGCTTTACACCCGCTTCATGGAAGCACCAATTAACGAAAGATCCGCACCAAGGTAAGCCGTCGGCCTTAGTGAACTTTCCGTACTTTGTAAGATTGTCGCCTTCTTCGATCGTTCCGACTTCTTTAAGAGCTACTTCGACTACTGCCGCAGCTGTTCCCACTGGGTAATTCATGACTCTAAGCTCTTTAAGTAAGCTTGGTAATCCGAATTAGATGGATCACAAGGAATCCAAGCCTCGACGCCATTTTGGTCGATTCTTGTAATTGACTTTGTACCGAACTCGTCTGTCTTTTCTGTGTATGTGTATTCCATTTTTATAACTCCGCACTAAATTGGACTGGTCGATAAAGGTAAGTCAAGCCATTCGACGCACCTGTAAGGAAGTACATGTTGGTCGCAAGTGTATTAGACCCATTCGCGTCGATTGTAAATGTTGTCGCTGATGTATTGCTAGAGAATGAGACTGCTCCAGTTTGAGTTATTGTCGGTGTAGTTCGCATAGCGACAGGGTGAAAGTATCTGTCGAAATTATTGTAAGTATTAGTAGCGTAACCGTTTGAGATAGTTGTCTTCGCGTCTTCGAAATAGTAACGCTGGCAAGCTGCTAATTCTGTCGCATAAGTAGGCGTAGCTGGAGAATAAGCAGAAGCCGCAGCTGCAATTTCGACCTGAACTCCAGTAATCTCGTAATAATCATTAGCTCCAGCTGTTCCTGTCGGAGTGTAATTAAACTGTGTAGTCATTTCTGTAACTGTTGCAGGTAGTGTTCCACTAACGCTAAATCTCTGCCACGTTGTAGTTAGCGTAAAGTTAGCGTCTAAACTGTTAGCGTCACCTGTATAACCTGAGAATGGATTTTGATCTGTGCCAGTTCCAGTTCTTAAAATCCCGCGTAAGATGTTAGATGTTGCTGAATAGTCCGCGCCTCTTCGAGCGTAGAAGCTAAGTGTAACTGTCTTACCCGCGTAAGGAATTGTATTTATTGTTTCCATCGGTGACATTAAACCGTAATTTCCTGTACCAGTTTGTCCAGAGTTGCGCTGTATTCTCATCGCGTATTGGATAAAAGGTAAATTAGTCGTATCGCCTGTAGCTTGACGCGAGACAGTTGTCGCTTGATTTGCACCTGTCTGAATGCACCACCTATCGGCTAAAAATGTCGTACCCGCTGAAGCTGCTAAACTTATGCTCGTCCCGCGTTGCCAGACATTCATGGCTGAGTTTATTACCGCGTTCTTTCCAGCGACGTTAGAAGATCCCGCCGATGGAGTAGCCCACGCTAATCCTGTCGAAGCTGTGGAATCGGCTGTAAGGACTTGGCCGTTCGTTCCGACCGCTAAGCGCGCTGGAGTGTCTGCGGCTGTCGCTGTTATCAAGTCGCCTTTAGCGTCAAGAATGACAAGAGGATCTATAGCTGTCCAAGTAAAGTCCATGTCTGTATTAGAGTTCTTCGCTAATACTTGGCCAGTCGTTCCACCTTTAAGATCGACTAAAGAAGCATCGATAGAATCGCCAAGTGTCTCGATCGCTGTCGCGCCGTCTTTTACCAAGTCGGTCGAAGTCGGAACACTCCAACCGAAGTTAGGCGTAGTTGTTGCCATGTTTTCTCCTTTATGCGACTACTGTCGCGCTCAACCAGTCAAGTGTAGGGCTAAGAGTGTTCCATCTTTCGGAAGCAGGTACGTCATTCCAGCGGAACGCGTCGAGTGAATAAGCGATCGGCGTAACGTAAAGATCGACGGCCAGAGAGTTATAGCCAGCCGAGAATCTCCAGCCTTCGACGAAGCCTTGGAAGTTCGTTCCCATGTTTACAGGTAAGTCCGTAATGTTTACTGGCATTCCCATAAAGACACCGATAAGAGAGTCTCTGTCTGAATTGGTTACGTTAGGGCTACCCAGTGGATAGCGAATCGACTCGAAGTTAGCTCTAGGGTAAGCGCGAAGAGCTAGATAGAAGTTCGCTTGGCTGGTCGCGTCTGCGCCGTTCTCCAGTGTCGTAACGATGTTCTGGGCCAGAGATCCGTAAAGTGCTATAGATTCCGCGTCGCTGGCTGTGTGCTGGTTGCCATTCTTATAAGTAATCGTCACCGAGTTACGAACGTCGCCCGATCTGGTCGATGTCTGTAAGCCACTGGAATAAGCGTCTAAAGCTGAAAGCTCTACATAACCATTCGTCGCGAGATAAGTTCCGCGATGTGTACTGTCTGCGTACCCGATTCGGCCCTGTCCGTCCTCGAAGATGTAACCAAGTCCAGAAGTGGCTAAAGCTGCGACTAAAGAATAAGCGTCTGTAACGTCACTAGCTCTCGAAGTGAGTTCATAATTGCCTGGGCGATCGATGTCACCTACTCCGCTGTTCTCCGCGTTAGTCCATGTCGTCGTCGGATTGTAAGCGGCCCAAGTAAGAGCGGCGGGTACTTCGTTCCAAGCTCCGTAAAGAATGCCGTCGAGAATGTCGTAGATCTGATCGCCCTCGAAGTCTTTAGCTAGTACGCCTTCGGTTAATACTTTCGGAAGACGTGAAAGTGCGCCAAGTGCTGTAATGCTAATAGTCTGGACTAGTCCGCCAGTTCCCGATCGTTCCACTGTCGTAAGAATGTCGCTCACGCTTCCGCCGAAGATTGCGACTGGAGTAGCTGTGGAGTTCTGCACGAAGACAGTTATCCCAGAGTTAATCTCTACAGTGATCGGATCGTCGTCGATGTTAAGGACGGATAAACTACAGTAGCCCGCTACCGCTTGCTGATAGATGTCGCGGCGGCCAGATTCGATAGTGAGATTCGCCAGAGTTATGTTCTTATACTCGACCCCATCGATAAGAACGCTCCAGACTGGAGTCCATAGGGTCATACTGCTAAGAACGCTCCCGCGCCAAGAGTGCCGCGCGCTTGGGACTTATTAACTACATCGATGATCGTACGAGCTGCCGATTCTGGATCTCCGACGACGCCCATGTTTACAGTGATTCGAGCCGCTGTAGATTCTCCGCCAGTAGCAGCTAATCGAGCAGCTGCGGCATCTTCGCGGGCTTTACGAAGTCTCTCTGTCTCGGCCTTTAATTCTTCACGACGTAAGATCGCAGCTTGCATCGCTGGAGAATAAGCTCCAAGCGGCGCGCCTGTAAAGGTAGGCGATCCCGCGGATGGAGCGAAAGTCGATGTAGGCGTTCCAGTCTGGAATCCGTTATCGACGGCTACGTCTGGAAAGTCTGTCTCTTCTGGGAACGGTACGGAAGCTTTAAGACCTTTAGCTCCACCATCGAAGAAGTTAGTAACAGGATTATTCTTTAGGAAGTCGATAATCTTTTTTACGGCGTTATAAGTGTTCGTCAAGAATCCGACCAGTTTAGAGAACGTAGTAACCAAGCCAGCGGCGATCGTTCCGATTCCTTCGAGTGCTACCTTAAACGCTCCACCAAGGATCGGAGCTAGATACTTATCGATAAACGACCAGATGTTCTTTAAGAATCCATAGAACGGCTGTAGCTCTTCGGAGTTATCGGAGACGGCTTTCTTAATCTTATCGAATGCGGATCTAAGTCCTTCTAGGATCGGGCCGACTACTTTACCGATGGCTGGGATTACTTCGTTATAAAGGAACTTCCACCATGATGTTAAGATCGGAAGTAAATCGTCGCGAATGACCTTAAAGATCGCTCCGAATGCTGGCCCTAAAGTTTCACCCAGATTCTTAGCGAAGTCCTGAATTGCTGGGATTCCCTTGTCGACGAAATTAGATACGAGCGGAGTAAGAGCATCCAGAACGTAAGAACCTACAGTCTCTTTCGCTTCATCGAATGCAACAGTAAGACGAGCCATCTTTCCCTGAAAGGTCTCGGCTTGCTTAGAAGCTTGGCCCTCGAAAGTCTTAGAGAGTGCCGCGGCTGCCGCGTCGAAGTTCTTGGACTTAATAATGGAATCGTCAATTCCGACACCGAGCTTCTTTAACGCGCCTAGATTGCCATCGTAGGCTTTACCTAGAGCTTCCGAGACAGTCTTTAGATCTTTACCTGTTCCCGCTGCGATGTCGAGAGCTAGGCTCTGAAGTTCTTGCGCCTTAGTCGCGTCCTTAGTCGAACGAATCAACCTGTCCAGCGATGGACGAAGCTGGTCGTCCGTAATTCCGTTAGCGAGTGCCGTCTGAGTTATGTAATCTTCGACAGCTTTAATCTGGCTTTCTGTCGCGCCAGTGACGTTCTCTAAAGTCGTCGCGAGTTTAGCCTGAGCTGCTTCGTCCTCGATTGCAGACTTAACGCCATCGACGAGCAGAACGCCAGCGTAAGCAGCCGCAGCTGCTCCAGCTACAGCGAACGCAGCTCCCGCCTTCTTAGCGAAGCCGCCCATCTTAGATCCGAAGCCTTCGACTTCATTCTGCGCGCCTTTGACGCCCTTCTTTAGTTCGTCGAAGTCGGCGTCGAAAGTTATCTTTATCTTTGGAATGCCCGCCATTAGTTAAGTCTCAATTCTTTAGCGATTTGCTGAACCATAAGCGAATACTCGCGAGCTACGACTGGGACATAGAAGTCGACCGCTGGAGCGATCCAGTAGCCGCGCTTATTGTAGGGAGTCTTAAATCTGTTCGTAAATGTTCGGCCGATTGAGTCGACGCCGCCATGAGATCCGTACTCTGTTCCCCATAACAGCGCGCCCGCTGGCGCAGCTTGTCGGCGAACCTTCGCCCCTTTACCGCTCTTAGAAGCTTCTCCGCCATAAGGACGACCGACCTTCTTAGGGCCACCGATGTCGACGCGAATAAGACGATCGCGTGGAGACTTGATCGTCTGGACTACTAGCTTCGTCTGTGGAGCTGGAGCAGATAGTCCGCTCATCATGAGCTGGCCAGCTAATCTCTGGGACATAGGCTGAGCGCGATCACGAACTAGCTGCTGGTACTCCGCGGGGAATGAACCCAGAAGCCCAAGCAGATTCTTAAACTCGTAAGGATCGACAGTAATGGCATAAGTGCCGCGGCCGCTTTTATCTGCCATTCTGCCTCTCCAAGATCTCTATAGCTGTGAGTAAGTCTTCCGCCGTCTGCCATTCGCTCATAGGGATTCGAGTCGCTATTGCGATCTCTATCCGAATCCGATTTAAGCTTCCGACGGGCCAGCTTTTGGGTCTGACTTCTTACTGTTAATTCCTTCTACAGTTTCTACCCAGATCTCGAAAGGCTTAACAGGATTCCCAGCTGCTTCGCGCTTCATAGCGTGATAAGCCAAGAATGTAAGCCCTTCGAGTCCGAGTTTAGATTCTGCTTCGTTTACTGTGGCGTTAAACTTTCGTTCCCACTTTACCCATTCTGGAAGAGCTGCCACATAAGTAGCGACGTCACCCGATAGGTACTGGACTTCTAGTTCTAGCTTCATTCTTTGCTCCCGATTCTATTTATTAGCTAAATGTCTCTGTAGGTGTTCCGATAACTGTAAAGCTCATGCTAACAGTCTGAGCGTCTGGCGATGATCCGCCCACGCTTGGAAATAGTGGCAGAACGTTAAAGCTAAAGACTGCGCCTGTTACAGCTGTAAGCGATACCGCTAGAGCTGTGTTAGGTGCTGACTCCGCAGCTGACCAGAGAGCTTCACAGAGCGAATCTGTTGCGCCCCAGTCTGCGAGCATCTCGACATCGAACGTCCACTGTGAATCGATCGACTTATAAGCCTTCGAGTAAAGTGTGTCGTAAGTTTCGATAGTGACATCCGCTGAAAGTGTCGCGCTTGTCGCTTGCTCGTCGTAGTTCTTTGTCGCGATCGTCATAGCGAGATCGCGTCCAGTAATGACGGTCGTGGCCATTGTTTCTCCTTAGTTTGTTTGTGTGTAATAGGTGGAAAGCTGAATCTCGCCCGCGAGAATCTCTGACGCGCCTATCGTTAACGGAATCGGATTCGATACGTCTCCGACTTCATACCCTGACGGAACGGCCGCCAGAATGCTAATTACGAGCTTCTCCCAGTTATCGAGTGCGCTCTGATTATCGTAGATCGCTACGCCTACGCTTACTACTAGATTTACTTTTAGCTTTACGTTTGACTTACCTAGGAACGTCGGCTGAAGATACGGAACGCTCGGAGTGACCGCCGCGAACGGAACGATCGGAGCTTCTGGAACTGAGTCGTAAGTGTTAGCCGCTACGCCTTGGATCGCTGTCTTTAGCGGAGTGCGGACGCTTGTAAGAATCGAAGAAGCTGGCACGTTAGCCGCCGATCATTACATCGACATCGACGTAATTACCTAAGAGGCCGATTACACGATTCTGGAGACTGCGGCCCATGCGATACGGCGAACTCTGGAAATCCAGACCTTCGATCTGACCGCCCGCAGCTGTGCGAGACTGGAAGACTTCGATAGATACGGCGTAAATAGCTGACTCGATCGACGCGTTTCCGACGTAGAGAGTCGAAGCTGAATAGCCGCTTAGTGTTGCCATGCCGTTCGGAATAATCTGGCGACGAGTAACGTCTGCGCTCGTAAGAGCTGCGGAGAACGAACTGTCTGTAACGACTGTAAGAGTGTGAGTGGCTGTAAATGGAGCTGGGAGACCAGTTACGACGATCGACTGTCCGACGACGAACGGATGAGTCCGACGAGTGAAGAACGTCGCGACGTTAGTCTCTAATTTATACTCGATTACAGCTGTCGAGTTCTGAATGAGCAGCGGGAGAATAACTTGCTCCGCTGTGTCGATGATGTCGTTTAAGTAAGCGTCGTCGTAGAGAGAAGAGCTAACGCCTAAGACGGATCTTAGCTGCGAAGCTGTAATGATGTTAGGCATTAGCCCTTCCCTTCTACTGCTCGCCTAGCTCGGGAGCGAACTAGGCGATGATCGATTTA